TTCTGCATCAATTGCAACTTTTAATTCATCTGTTTGTTGTTCAAATAAAAGATATTTTAATGATGTTCCAAATTGATGTAATAAATAACGTTCACCACGTCCAGTTAATAGTAAATTTTTAATATTACTATTTGCTTGTTCTAATGTAGTAAATGTAGGATTAAATACTTTTCTTCCATTAAATGGAAATTTTAATCCAATAACTATATCAGAGTCAATTAATATTTCTTTATTTTCAAGCTGGTACGCCATTTCCTTTTTTCTTATCGATTGCCTTCATTAAAGCAGAATAGTCTCGAGTCATTGCCTTTGCAACAACAGGATCAACTTTCATTGTTTTACCTGTTTCTGGATCATTAATAGTAGAGTTAGATACTGATTGTCTATTAAAATTAAATCCTTGTGCATCTTTCGAAGTCATTACAATATCTTCTGACATTAAAGAAGCATAATCACTTGAAGATTTTGTTTCAGTCAATTTGTTAGTTTCATTTAATATATCAGAAAATTTATTTTTTTTAAATTTTAGATTATTATTTGAAATTGTTTTTTCAATTGGATGTTTAATTACTTCTTGTTTTGTTTCTTGTAATTCATTAACTGTTGATTGTAATCCTGATTTTAATATTTCAGTTAGTTCTTGTTTAATAACAGATCTAACTTCTTCATTTATAACTTTTTTTAGTACATTAATAAATTTTTCTTGTTTCATGGTTATTTCTTTTTATTATAAATATTAAACATATAAATTTACGACCATCCTGTATTCAATTTTGGACCATAAACTTGATTCGAAGATATATCTACATAATAATCTCCAGATTTACCAATATCATTATTAGGTGGACCAGCACCAGATAAAACTTTTGACGGTGCCTCTTGTAATGAGGTTAATAAATCACGTTGTTGATCAATTAATTCACGTATTGAATCTGCTCTCTGATCTAAATCATCTATAGATACATTTTGTAATTGATAAAATTCAGTATCCAATTGGTCATTATAAAAATTATTATCTTGATTAAAATCATCAATTGATTTTTTTACTTCATCTGGTACTGTAAGAATATCGGTATTAATATTGTCTGTTCCGCTACAAGCTTGTGCTAATCGATTAGCTACTTTTGTTAATTCTTGAACTGCTAAATCAATTCCAATATTCAATCTAGATGGAATTGTTTGTAATTGTTCTAAAGATTTTTTTGCATTTTCTATTGTCATTGTTTGTACCATACTTAAATCTGCTCCAGCAATTGCTTGTCCTACAACTGGTACTAAATATAAAGTAGATTTTACAGTTGTAGCAATATCAGATAATGTTTTGAATAAATTAATCATTTCTTGAATTTTTGGAATAATTTCTTGTAATTTTTTAATTAATTCCATTACATCATTTACACCATTTATTAAATCGCCAATTCTTGTGTCATCACAACTTACATCATCTGGTAATTTAGTTGATTCAGCAACTAATTCTAATAATCTTTTGATTATCTTATTAAGTTGTTCTACTATTACATCAACTGCAAATGAAGTTAATCTAGGAGGTATTTCAGGTATTTTATTTAACGGGAATGTTACTGGCATAATTATAACTTTCTTTTATTTTTTCATAAAGTATTTTGTACTTATTAATTTTGATAATTTTTTTCTAGCTCCATCAATTGATGTATTATCTGCTGGAAGTGAATATATTCCTCCACTACCAAACATTCCGGCTTGAATTGAATTCATTATTAATGTTAATATTTCAATTAATTCTTTTCCATGCACCATTGGTTCTGCAGCATCTTCAGATCCTAATAAAATTTCGGCTGCATTTAAACTTATTCGATTTGAAGAATCTAATATTATATTATTTGTTTTTGAACTTAATAATATTCTATCAGCTGTGCCAATTAATTGTGATTGGTTAAAATTTAAATATCCACCTGATTTATTTGTATTTTTATTTAATGATAAATTGTTTATTTGTTGTGTTGTAGTTAGATATAATGATGATGCATCTGTATCAATATTTTCTATAGAATACTTTCGTCCATATGGATCTTGATTATTACTAGAATGTTTAGATGTATTTGATAGAATAATAATGGGATCAGAATTTAATTTATTAGTAGAATTATTTCCAAACCAACTAGGCATAATAGAAGTTTGAGATACATCTTTTTGTATTGCTGAACTTCCTAATCGTATAGAATTTCCAAATCTTCCTTGAATTAATGTATCTCCAGAAAATGCTTGTAATGGATTTATTGTTTTTGTTGGTAATACATTTTCGTTTACATTTGACTTATCTGTACTAGGTAGAACATTTTTATATATAGAGGATTGTATTGGTAATGTACATAAATAATACCATTGTAATTCTACATTATTACGTCCACTATATTGATTTGGTCCATTAAATATTAAAATTATTTCTCCTACCGTAGGAGGTGTTTGCATGTTAATCGAAGCTGGTCTTACTTGAACGTCATGTTGTACAGTACTAGTATTATATACTTCTGCAGATACAGAATATAAATTTTCTTGATTTTCACCTGTGCGAATTTGTTCAACGTCTATGACTTCTGCAATTTCAAATGTAACTCTAAACGGATTAGCCATGATTATCTCCTGATACTAAATCTTTAGCTTTTTGAATTTTTTCCTGAAGTTCTTTATCTTCTTCTTCTATTTTTTCTATTTCGTCTGTTAATTCATCTTCAAATTCTTTTGATGCCATTCCTAACAATTCTTTCTTTTCAGATTCACTTAATAAAGATGATTCTCCAGAAATAGTTTGAGTAGTTGAAATATAACGTTGAGTAATAGCAGTTAATTTAACTATATGATCATCATTTTTAACTGCAACATCTAAATATTCTTTAATTAAAGGAACTATTATAGTAGCATCCGATGCATTTCGTATTAACGGCTGTAATTGTGATATTAACTGATTTATTTGTCTATCTTTCTTTTTAGAATTATGATAAACATTTGACATTAAATCAGAAAAACTGACTCCTTTAAATAATTCTTCTTTAATATCCATTATATGATCCTTTTAAATATAAATATTAAAAGGGTAAATTAACGAATTCATTTTGTTCGTATTCTTTGAATTTTGTTGTATATATCTGTTTTAAGACTTTAATTACCTTAGTAATATTATTAGTTTGAAGACCCGTACGCTCACGTATAAATACATATAGTGCTTTTTTATTATATTGCTCTATATTTTCACGATTTTCAAATAAATGTAATATTGAATCAGCTACATGTATATCAGACTGATTTGTAAATATTCTATTTATATTGTCATAACAATATTCAACATATGCATTCATAAAATACTTTAAAAGTTCTTGCATTTCCATGTTATGCATTTCTGTTGGTATATTTCTTTCTTCATCAACATTGATAGGTTCAGACTCTTTCTTTAACTTTGAATATCCTTTTTGATTTTCAGCAATTAAATAATTAAATGATGTTCTTGTATAATATGAATATGCTTTACCTGCAGAAGGATTAAATTTATCTAATCGCATTGTTAGATAAGTAACTAAATCAGTTTGTAGATCTTTAAAAGATGAATCAATATAATCACATTTCATCTTATTAATTAGATTTTCTGATAATTTCATAAAAGCAGGATAAATAAATCGCCTGTATATCTTTTCTTTTAATATTTGATTATCATTAGAACGATTATATGCAGCAACAGAGTATTCAGTTACTTTAGTCCAATATCTATTACTAGCTTTTTTCTTTCTCGGCATTAAATTCTTTCTCTAAGTTTGTTACTACTTGTTTTAATTGTTCAAATACAGTACCAGTTTCGTCATCTTGTTCAAACGCGCCTTTACTATCAATCCTAGTTAATTGTATATATGATTCTTTTATTTGATTATACATATATTGAGAATAATCTTCTAATTCTTGAATATATTCTTCTTGATCAGCAACTGTACCAGCTAATGTATACGCTCTATAAATAAAATAAGATAATACTCCTGATAATAATATTAATAATATAATTTCAATCATGAGTCTCCAAATGTTTTAAATATATCCGTAATTGATTTGTCAATATCTGGATTTTGTTCTGCTAAATTTTTAATTGCAGTTTTTTTAGTAGCTTTTGTTTTTGCAC